ATCAGTTCCGCGACTTCTACGAGATGTTTGGGAAGTATCAGAAACAGCTAAGCGAGATGCCTGACGGCTGGAAAAAGGTCACGGGCGCAATCGATGATGCGGGCGGTGAGATGGACGGCTTCGCAAAGTCGTCCATGCATTCGAAAGACTTCCTGATGATCGCAGCCATCCAGGCTGATGCAATCTCGAAGGCGATGAACCGCGCCACGGGGTCGCAGGACAAGTTCAACACCAAGGCGAAAGACGGCGCGATCCAGCTAACCCGGATGGAGAAAGCATCGAAGGCGATGCACAAATCCATAGCCGCAATGAGTTCGGTTCTGCTCAAGCTGGGGACCGTGAGCGTCAGCGGAATCGGCGGCGCATTGGGCGCGGTCTACGGCGCCACGAGCCAACTGGCCGGTCAGAACTTGCAGGCTCGTGGGCTCGGGCTCAAGATCGGGATGACGCAAGCGTTCGGAGCGAACTTCGAGCGGTTTGGGCTCGGAGCATCAGACCTTGGGAATGTTGCGAACGCACAGGGCGATGTTTCGAAGTGGCGCGCCTTTATCGCTGCGGGCCTGACGCCCCAGCAAATCCAGAATGAAGATGCAGAGCAACTGACGTACGACTTCGCTCGGGCCGCGAGTGGCAAGTATCGAGAGTGGCAGAAGGCCGGGATGCCGGCGGCATCAATGGCGCAGGCGTACGGCTTCACAGACGTTCTATCGCTGCAACAACTCCGCACAGGCGCAAGCTACGAAGACGCCAAGTTCATCGAGGCACAGAATAAGACACTATCTGACGCCAAAGCCAACGAGATCAATCAAGCCACTGCGGATCAGGCATCAGACGTTAAAGCAGCGCTTCAATCCGACTGGGCAAAGGTTCTCAACGAGTTCAATAGTCAGCTCGCCTCGGCATCTCCCGAACTGAAGTCGATGGGCGACGCTGCATCAGCGGCGGCTATCAATCTGCTAAAAGTTGCCGGCCCAGAGGCGAAGAAGGTGCTCGACGCACTGGAAGGCCCCCCGGTGTCTAAAGAGCAGGCCGCGAAAGAAGGCGGAGTTGTTGGCGGTCTCGCGACGGCTGGCTACTGGATGCGTGAGAAGTGGGCGGCACTGACTAATTCGCATCTCAATACGCCCCAGCCTAAAGTGCCAGCAATGCTCGACGCACAGTACCAAGTCGAATCCTCGCGTGGGAAAAATTTGCTCTCCCCTAAAGGCGCGATGGGGCCGATGCAGTTCATGCCCGACACGTGGAAGGAATGGGGGCAAGGCGACGTCAACAATGTTGCAGATTCGCTGAGTGCCGCGACGAGATACGACGCATTCCTCCTGAAACGGTACAACGGCGACGTTCGGAAAGCTCTTGCCGCTTATAACTGGGGTATGGGTAATGTCGACAAGGATATCGCCAGGAACGGGCAGAACTGGGAAGCGCACGCACCGCAGGAAACCCAGAAATACATCAACAAGATCATTGCGCTGATGGCGAAGCAAGGCCAGAACGTCAATATCAATATCACCAACTCGACGGCAGCGAACGTGGCGACGTCGATGAACGCCGCGCCTCATTGATATGTCCCAACCCGCATTTGCCACGGCGTACGATCTCGCGTTCCAAATATCGCCAATCATCCTGGTTGGCGGGATCGCATCAAATACCCTTGGCGGGATGTTGCCGATCATCGGCTTGACCGGGCAACTTGCTGGCGCTGTGCAGGGCGCGATCTCTAGTGGTGGAATGAGTACAGACGACTTTTTCGCCAGATTTATCCCGGTTCCGGGGTCAACGCTGGTGAATCAGCAGATCGCGACGTACCCATTCGCCAACCAACAAGTGGCTGCGAACGCGACGATCCAGCAACCGCTGAATATAAGTTTGCGCATGATTTGCCCCGTCAAGGATACGGCAGGGTATCTGACAAAGACGGCAATTCTGACGGCACTCCAGAACTCGTTGGCGGCGCATAACGCCGCAGGTGGGCGCTATCACATCGCGACCCCGGCGTACATCTATACCGATACGTTGCTAACCCAAATGACAGATGCGACTGGCGGAGCGGGGAAGCAACAAATGATCGAGTTCCAACTCGATTTTGTTAAACCCCTGGTGACTCAGCAGGGCGCGACATCCGCCTTTAACTCTCTCATGTCGAAACTCTCGTCTGGCGGGCAGGTAACGCCGCCGACGACGGCCGGAACATCATTCTGGTCGAATCCGGCTGTCGCAGTTGGCTCGGCAGCACAGAGCGCAGTTCAGAACGTTGGGCAGGTTGCTGGCGTGGTCAACCGCTACTTGAGTGCGCCGCTATGACCACGACCATACCATTCAATCCATCGAACGCGTCTAACCCTCCATTTTCGACGCCGTTGACCCTTGATGGCGCGAGCTATGTCGGGAACGTGACTTGGAACGTCTACGGCCAGCGCTGGTACATGACCATCGCAGACACCTCTGGAAATGTGATCTGGACCGGCGCGATGATTGGGTCTCCGCTGGGTTTTGACATTCTCCTGGCGCCGGGCGTGTTCCGTTCGTCAACGATTCTCTACCGGGCCGATACCGGAAACATCGAAGTCAACCCCTAATGCGCTATTACGAACTCTCGCTCACTCCGCAAGGTGCAACACAGCCTACGCGGGTATGGAGTTCGCATCCGAACGGCATCATTGATCCGGGCGCGCTTCAGGTGGAATATGACGCGCTGATCGGCCCATACGGAACGCCAACCGGGGCGTCGACGGTCACGGTACGCGGCATCTCTCTAAAGGATTTGACGCAGCCCCAGCAATACGCTGGCATGACGCTGGAATTGAAAGCGGGTATGCGCGCGGGGCTACCCTTGGTCAATCCGGCTCAGGCCGGTACGATTCTGAAGGGTCAAGTCTTCCAGGCGTTCGGCAACTGGGAAGGCGTCAACCAGACGCTGGACTTCGTTGTCCTGCCGGGTGCGTTCACGCTGGACAATCCCGGTAATTTCGTCCTGAACTGGCGAGCCGGGACATCGTTGTCTGACGCGCTGCTTCAGACGCTTGATGTGGCGTATCCCAATATGCCCATCACGATTAGCATCAGCAACGATCTTGTCCAGAACCACGACGAGATAGGCGTCTATGACACGTTAGATCAACTGGCGCAGGTAGTCGGCGATATCACAGAGGGAGTCTTCGACAACCGGGTGACTATCGGGATTCAGGCGGGCAAGATCATCGTCTATGACACGACCTATTCGCCGGGGCCGATTCAGTTAGCGTTCACGGATTTCGTCGGCCAACCGACGTGGATCAATGTGAACACGATTCAGGTCAAGCTGGTGACGCGTGCAGATCTCCAGATGGGCGCAATCGTCCGGATGCCGCAAGGCTTGCAAAACCTACCGGGGTTCGTGGCGACTACGCAATCAGCGTACCCCTCGACCATCAAGTATCAAACGACTTTTCAGAACAACTTCATCATCCAGGAGTTGCGGCAGGTCGGCAATTTCCGAGCTGCCGATGCCACGCAATGGGTAACGATCGTCAACTGCATCCAGAATCCGAATGGCTGACAATTACGACAAGCTGTGGGTTCAGAAGAGCGCGAACCAGTTAGCGATCAACCGAGCCGCGCAGGCGATCCAGAAACTCGGCCGCGCTCTCCCCTGTCGCGTTGTGGCAGTCAACGGGTCGATTGTAACGGTTGCACTTGAGATTCAAGGATCGCCACAGACGCTTCCGAATATCACGATTCCAAAGGCCGAGAGCCCGTGGATTCGCATGCCGACGCAGGTTGGCGACAAGGGCGTCACAATGCCCGCAGATGCGTATCTGGGGGGCGTATCAGGGCTCGGCGGAGGCGTTGCAACGCTCACGCAGCGCGCCAATCTGACGGCTCTGGTGTTCGTTCCGGTCAGCAATAAAGGATCCGGCCCAGATGATCCCAATGCCGCCCAGGTATGTGGTCCGAATGGCGTCATCGTCCGGACAACCACCGGCACAACATCGAAGATTGTCACCAACCAGAGTGGTACGACGATCACATTCGGGAACAATTCACTCACGCTGAGCGCCACGGGGTTGGTGGTCAACATCAACGGCCAAACCTTCACATGGGGTTCGACGGGCGTGACTTCGACCCTGCCGATCACCGCGCCAGACGTGATCTTGCCGAACGGCGCAGTCAATCCGCACACTCACCCGGGTGTACAGACTGGCTCGGGCAACACGGGAACGATGACTGGCTAATGCTGCGAATACGATCCCTTCAGGCCGCCGTGACGATCTTCCCACATGCTGAATTTGTACATGTAGTCGACCGCGCCATTGTCCCAATGCACGGTTATGTAGCAGTCGATGCGGTACAGGCCGGGCAGATATTCATACGCCGGCACCCCGGCGACGTTCTCAATGCGCGATATCTTGGCTGAGTTCTCGCCAAGATCGAGGAGATATGGAATGTTCGTCATCTCCATATCGCGCGCGAGCGGTGCTTGGCAGTTCTGGGGGACTCCAGACAGGTCGACGGCATGGACTTGGCAGGCGATCAGAAGTGCGGCGAATGCGATGGCGCGCCTCATAGGCCACCCGTCGCAATCGCAAGAAGCATAACGAGCCCAAACTCGACAGACAGAGTGACGAGAAAGGCGATAAAGGTCTTCTTGAGATCCTCTGCAGTAAATATTCTCACGGCTTTTCCTTGAGCTTGGTTACCCCGAAATCGTCGGGATCGAATCGCGGGCAGACATCGCACATCTTGTCGACGCCTTCCGCCTGGATCTGGTCTGGAATCGATGCTGGATGCTCCCGCTGCGCGCGAAACCATTGCAGCATGTGCTTGCATGGGAAAACGTAGGCCCCGTCGTCAGCCTTGGCTTCAAAGTGCCGGAAATAAGGCGCGACATGCTCGAAGTTCCGGTATGGCGCAAGCGGATCGAATGGGTTATCGATCAGGCGAAAGCAATGCGCCCGGTAGTCCCGTGCGGCGCATGAGTCGGCAAAGCATTGCAATACCGACTCCATCATGAACGCCTGCGGCATCTCACCGATGATCATCCGGCCTTTCGCGTAGAAGTGAGTCCCCTTCCAGCCGCGCACGTAGTGGATCAGGTCCATCGCCTGCACCGCGCCGTCGAACGTTGGTGGATAGCCAGCGACAAACAGCTTCATCGAATCCAGATCGCGCTCGGCAAATAGCGTGGCTCGGCTCGACACATCGAACGCCAGCGGAAACGCTTCCGATCGGCTG